TTGCACTACATATCGCACCACAGCCAAACCGGAAAAGGTGCGTCATTGGGGAAACGGAAAACACTGCAGCCACAGCTTGACCCGATGCGATATCTTAAAGCGCGCGGGTCAAAGTGGCATTATGTCCGACGCGTGCCGGGTCACTTTAGCACGATCGACGGGCGCGGGCTTATTCAAATTTCCCTCAAGACGTCATCTGTGGATGTCGCCAAACTTAGGCGGGACGCCCTGGAGCGTGCCGACGATTTGTTTTGGCAAGGTCTGGCGTTGGATGATCCGGCCAAGTCCGCACATGCTCGATATCAAGCGGCAAAGTCTAGGGCGGTCGCGCTCGGTTTCGAGTACAAGGCGGCGGCAGACATTGCCGAAACATCTCCGATTGAGGAAATCATCAGACGCGTATCGGCGGCGGTCCAGTCGCCGCGTGATGAGGCTGCAGCGCTAGGCGGGGCGGATGAGCCGCGTTTGTCCGTGCGGAAGGCTATGGAGCTGTACCTGGACGAAATCGCAACAGACGAATACCGGGGGTCAAGTCAGACGCAAATCGAGAATTTCAAAAAGGTCAAACGCATATCGTCTGAAATGTTCTGCGAAGTCGTGGCAGATAAAGCCTTGCTCGATATCACCCGCGAAGATGCGAACAAATTCAAGAAGCATTTTCAGGACCGAATGAAGTCAGAAAAGCTATCCGGCAACACGGCTAACCGTCGATTCGGCAACATGCGAAAGCTGTTCCGCGAATACACCCGGCATCTTCAGCTAGACGTGAAAAACCCGTTTGATGAAATCTCGTTTGCAGATCCGAAGACGCTTCGCAAGAAGATACCGCCGTTTGATCCGGCTTACGTTCAAACGAATTTCCTTCACAATGACGCGCTCTTAAAGCTGAACCTGGAGGCGCGATTGATCTTTCTGGCATTGGTCGAAACCGGGTGCCGACCGTCCGAGATTTGCAATCTGAAACCTGAAAACATTCATCTTAACGCCCCGGTGCCGTACATTCATGTGATCTTCATGGAGGACCGGCGATTGAAGACACAGAACAGTGAGCGCGACGTTCCGCTAGTCGGCATATCTCTGGAGGCAATGAAGCGCGCACCGGGTGGCTTTCCACGGTACGCCGACAAGGAAACGAACCTATCCGGCGTGCTTATGAAGTTCCTGAAGGCGAATAAGCTTTTGCCGACCAAGAATCACCGGGTCTATTCGATGCGGCACACATACGAAAAGCGGATGCTTGAAGCCGGGTACGATGACGAGTTTAGACGGCGCATTCTCGGTCACGATACCGACCGCCCCGAATACGGTGACGGCGGTTCGCTGGCGTGGCGTGCGGAGCGCATGGAAAAGATAGCGCTTACTTATGACGCGGGGATTTTGGATTAAGTACGGTGATACCGTTTTGAGCCGCACTCGGGGCATGTGGTTGAAATATAGTCTTCGCGGACCATAAAGCATTCGTCGCAAACACGCATGGTTATTTCATTGATGATACCGTTCTTCGCGACGTTGCGGCGTCCCTGATGACGGTAGGTGCCGCGATCGAATTGATAGCGATAATAACGCGTGTCTTCAGTATCGTACGGCGTGGCAGCGATGTGCACGACGTCACCGCCGGTGATCGTCTTTCCGTCCATCGGACCGCCTTTGCAGATTCCAGTGCGCTTGTCGGTCATCAAATTATCCCCTGTGAAAGTGGGGCATTCGCGCCCCTTATTGTTAGAATTCCCACTTAGTCGCGCAAATCGGACCTATACCGGCTGCAATGCTTTCCGGGTCCGTCAATTCGCGACCGCAGCAAGAGCAAATCCCGGTACGGATGCCGTAAGCCTTAGCGACTTCAGCCGGGTTTTCAGCGATCCGGTTAAGAGTTTCCTTGTCTTCCGGCTTGGCATCCCACGTCGCTTTGAATTCGGTTCCGACGACTTTCCCGAGATAGTCACCATTGTTCCGCTTGACATAGATCGCGCCGAAGTTGGCGGATGTTGCTTTTGCGGGCGACAGGATCAGACCATCAGCGCGATACGCGAGTTTCTTCAGACCGTTTGCCTTAGCCTTGTCGAACATCGCATGGATTGACGACAGGTCAACTTTGCCGTTGATCGCAGATTTCTTTTCGTCACGTTCCGCCTGCTTTGCGGCGCGGGTCGCGTCTGCCTTTTCTTTCATGCGAAGAATCACGGCGACCTGATTAACAGTTAGCGCCCCGCGCTCGGAATATTGATTGTACATATCGCGAGCGATGTCGGCCCATTTCGCCATGTCAGACAGGATCTCGATGAAACCCGGATTTTCCTTATTGAATACTTCCTTTGCCGTTTCCAGCTTCGAACGCTTGCGGGCTGCAGCTTCAGCGCGGCGCTTCAGACGGTCGGCGTGAGACGAATAGAAGAAACCGCGACCGCCACAGGGGAAGCATTCGGTTGCCTCCTGATGAACGCGTACGCCCCGATACGAGCCGGAACCGCCGCAAGACTGGCAGGGGAACTTTTCGCGCTCTTTCTTCGCAGCCTTTTGGGTTTTACCGCCTGCCGGTGCGAGATAATCAAGATCTTCAAACATGACATGCCTCCGTTGTGAATGACACGTTTGTAACGTGCATCGTAACGGATGTCAAATGGATTTTACATAATTTATACGCGTGACGTTACGCAGCGTGCGGGCTAACGCCGGTGTCCTGGTCCGCATTCTGACAAAGCCGCAAGCGCCTGTTTCGATTTTGTGCACCAATACTCGGCACCGGGAGGTACGATCTGATCACCCCAACCGGTCCATTCCGTGGCGTTATGCTCGGCCCAATCATTGTAGTTCTTAACGGCGCAAAAAGCCGTCCTGTAAAGTTCTTCCCCGCTTTGGCGCGGCGCGTCTTCAATTTGTGCAACGTCCACAATCACAACGCGGGCTGTACCGGAGCGAAGCGCGACAATGGTTGCAAGTTCGTCGGCAGACAGTACCGGGGAATGCAGTTGATTTTCGCGCAATGTTTCTTCGTGGGTGTCCTGCATGACTCTATTCTCCGTTGTTAAATTCACACGCTCGCCCCGGCGTGTGCCGCCATCTTAGCCGCCGCCAGCCGTGCGGCGCGGGTATCCCGTGACGCTAGTTCGCGCTCCAGGCGTTCGAAGATCGGCCAATACGTGTCACCACGTGGTGACGTCTCGATAATGGCGGCTAGATCAGCCATCGCTTTGCGGATCTGCGGAACAGTGGCGGTCATGAAATCACGTCCTTGACCATCGCGTAAAGTCGCGCTTTCGACGGGTGCACGTGCCCGCAATATTCGCGCCACACATTCCCGCGCTCGGGCATTTCAATTTCAAGGGAGTCCAAGCGCTGAATCAAGAACATCGCTTCTGTTTTGATCGCCTGTAGCTCGTGCCGTAACGTCTCGATATCGTCCACCGGCCCGACATCAAACCCGGCGCTGCATCCGCTTTCGTCCGTTATCGTCATCACGCGAGCCCCTTATGTATCAGCCAAGCCGCTGCCAGCCGTGCCATAAGCGGCACGCGTTCCGGGTCGTTCTGCCAGTTCCATTTGGTTTGCCGGGTGACACCGAGTGCCTTCCAATGGTCGCATGTCTGCCCAATCGTCGCGGGCGATAGACCGGCTCGAATAGCTGCGTTTGCTTCAGTCTCGTATTTCATTTCCAAGCCTTCAATCTGACGATGCACATGGGGCGGGCGTACTTCGTCGGGTCTTTCAAGTGGCGTCGCATCCCAATTTCTGCCCACTGGCGTTCGGCATCGAGCAAATATCCAGGCATCGACATGAAAGTGGTGGTGTCCGATATCCACACGACACACGCAGGCGGGTTATTCGGGTCTATCTGTTTCACGGCTTGTAACCCTCAGTCAGCTTACGGAGCGTATCGAGCCGCGATTGACCCACCGGCGTCCACAAGTTGATTTCGTTGTTGTGGTCGATATAGACCGGACCATAGACGTACCCGAGATACGACACGTGCACGTCTTCAATGCGGTTCGCGGCGGTGTTGTAAAACAGGTTCGGCGTCTCGGTCGGGATGACGTACCTGTACGACTGCGACCCGTGGGCAAGGCGTTGACCGTCCAGCGGTCCGCCGACGACAAGAGCGGCGTAAATCATCGGATGCGCCCCAGGAAAGCGACAGCGGCGGCAAGCGAGACGATGCCCAAAACCGAACCGACCGCAAGATAAACGAGCACGATCGGGTACGGCGGTTCTTGCATCATCTGTGACGAGATTGATACGAGCGTGATCATACCGGCACCGTCGCCAGATATTCGAGGTATTGCCCGAGGCGGAACGCCATGACCGTCAACGCACCGGCAAGACCGAGCGTCATATAAACGGTCAAGTGCAGGTAGTTCGGGGCGTAAGATGCCGGTAAATCCTCGAAATTGATCTGTATCGCCCGTGCACGATAATTCATGACTTAGCTCCGTTTCATCTGTAACGCTGTTGTCGCACGTAACGTTACGAGTGTCAAACGGATATTACATCAAGATACAAAAAACCCGCCGTGTTACGGGCGGGTCAAGTTGGGGCAGGGGAACGATTAGCAGTAATAGCGCTCTCTAATTGTTTTTGCGCGTTTGGTGAGTTCTCGCTTCCGCATATGGGCCTCTTGCATCCATAATCCGATGCAGGCCGAATACAATTCTTCGGCTTTCTTTTTCGATGGGTTTTCCATCAGGTCGCGAACCTGACCATCAATCTCAACCCAGTCGTCAAGTTCAGCAATCGTTTCGAGATATTCGAAGTCTTTACGTGCTTTTGCGTATGCCATATCAAAATCCAATCAATGAACGGAATTCGGCGTACTGATCGGCAGTGAATGTTGCCTGATACTTGTCGATGCCGGTCCAGTGTTCCCACATTACGCCGTCTTGACCACTCAATAGCGCTCTCAGCCGGTCCGTCTTACTCGGTCCCTTATCCGCCCCGCCTATATGCTTTTTCGTCGCCCTGGTACGCCCCTGTGCTTCAGCCGTGGCAACCGCACCGGCCAAGACCTCGCCCGCCTTTTCACCATCGGTCCGCAACGTCTGAATTGCCAGTGTGGACGATATGCGCCCCGTCGATACCATGTCCTGTATCTCGACGGCGCTCGCCTGAAGCTCCAGCAATTCTTTCACCCACCCGGCGTTTATGCCCGATCGTTTCGCGATATCGGCCACAGTCCAGCCGAACGCCAACAATCGTTTGAACACGCGACCTTGTTCGATCGGGGCGAGGGGCTTACCGCTGTTGCGGACGATCTGCGAAAACACCCGGTCCGCTTCGCTCGAATAGCGTTCCTCGGTCATCACCGGCACAGACTTGATTTCCGCGCCCCGTTCGATGGCACGCCACACGGCCTTGATGCGGCAATGACCGTCCGAAACGAAGAACTTGCCACCGTCCTGGTACACCGTGAGCGGCTGTTTTACGCCGACTTCCATAATCGAGACGGCCAACGCTTCAATGTGCGCTTCGTTCTCGGGGTCGGCGTCGTTGCGACTGTTCCATTCATCCTTGATATGGATTTCGTCGGGCGGCATGCGGTACACGTCGGAACGTCCGGTTGCCACGGTTTTGATATTGATGTTGGTCATGTGAAAGTTACCTCTTGGTTTTGAGTTTCGAGCATTTCGGGCAATAAGCTAACGTTGCATCTTCACGAAACGTCCATCCGTCAGAGCGGGCGGTTTTCAAACATTCCCGTTCCGTGCGACCTGTGAATTGGCCTTGTGCACCCTTGTACGGTCGATACGGGCAATCCCCGCCGTAAGGGTCGCCTCCAGTGTCGCAATAGAGGTCCATTGAATAGCAACCGACGACCGCCATTAGCCAATCATCCATGTTATAAAAAACGCTTCGAAGATGAAGCACGCGACCAACGCCGCAACGATTGCCCGTGTGCTCATAACTTCACCTGATTAAACGCAGTCCCGCGCAACTCGTCGCAGCGGTCCGCGACGTCTTCCGGTAGGTCCAGGCGGGTGACGGCGGTTTCCCTGATAGTGCGCCCCGAGCTATCCACGTCATAAACCACGTACACACGGTCAACGCTGCAGGCGACATAGCGCGCTGCGATAAGGTCCGCGTGGAACGTCTGCGATCGGTAACGGGTCGTGTTCATGGCGCGCCTCAGATGCTCTTGAGGTCTGTTTTAAGTACGAGCTTGAAAACCGCGCCACCGAGCGTCCAGCCGTATTGAGTGCGGGCGTATTCAGCGCCCTTACCGGCAACAATCGCCCGCATCTTGATCGATTCGCCGTCAAGCTTCTGAATGTACGGACCTACCTTCTGTTTCTCCGAAGCGCGGGCCATGCAATCGGAACCGAAGACGCCACCAAACCCGGCAAGCTTCACACCCACCTTCAGGGGACGACCGCAATGCGAGCATTCACATTCGCGCTCATATCCGACGATCGTAATTTCTTCGGCGGCTTTGAAAGCGATGGCGGTCATTTCATGTAACTCCGTTGCGTTTGTGACTCTTGTATCGCACGTAACGTTACATGTGTCAAACGGATTTTACATCGCGCAAATAAAAAAGCGCCCCGGTTAGGGAGCGCTCTCTATCATTCGGTAATGTCGCGGCTGGCGGGCCGCTATCATTCACATGACGGCTGTTGCGGGTCGTCGCGTGTTACTTTAGTTTCCAGCCGTTGCCGTCGTGGTCGATCTTAGCGGCGGCTTTCATCCGGCTCAATCTCGTGCGTGTGGATGCGTCGTTTACCTCCATACCCATTTTCTTACGGATGAAATCGGAGATAGCGGCGGGCGTCCTGCAACCATCAGCAATAGCGGCAATGATCGCGTCATCCTTTGTAGCGGGTACAGGCAGCGTAGCAGTATGAGCGACAGGTGTTGACCGTGCCTGTGACATACCGCTTACCGGTGTCGCTACATGTGTCGCTACACCAAGCATGCGGTCAATCTCGGATAGTTCTGTCTGTAACTTCTCGATTTCCGCAACAATCTCGACTTTACGATTTTCAAGCAACGCATGGACCTGCATAAACGTTATCTCCTGTATGAATTTGACAAATACGTTTTACATCCTGTTTTGATCCATGTCAAAGCAATACTGTTGATAAAGGTTAATTTTATTAATTATGGGGTTGACAAGCGTTTACTAAATCGCTCGTAGCGTGACGAAATGCGTTATATCAATCGTCCAGCGTGTCAAACGGGCTGCGACCTACGCGCGACGGCTGTTTTACTCGCCATATCTCGGGCGGTAATGTTAATTTAGGCAAGTGACCGGCCTGGACCAATTCCGTCACCGTGGGCACCGTTGCGCGCTCTGTACCGCTTAATTCCATGACGCGCCGTTCGTATTCCGCAATCTCCTGAACGGTCGGCTGTGTGATCGGATCTCGGATATATGAGCGGGCAATCGGGTTCGAAACGATCGCTAGCGGCATTTCATAGTCTGCGACTGCCACACGACCGCCGCAGCGGCGCGCCACGACGTCACGGACGAGGATTGCCGCGCCTCGGCTTCCATACTCACCCAATTGCAGCCGATGGCCTACAGCGGGTGTGTATGTCGCACGCCAAAGCATCGCCTTACCGCGCTGGACCAAATAAACGCCGTTCTTGTCCGAACCTTCCTTACCGGTCATGTTCTGTTTCAATCGGACGGCCTCCAGCGCGGCGGCTTCCGTGTCGTAATATCCAAGATGCCGGTTTTTACCGTTGACCGTGTAATAAGCGCGATATTTCCCGTGCTCGCCAATATTCGGGCAAAACGACACACCTTTACGTTTCGGTGCGAGCGGTTCCACGTCCACAGTTGCGGTCATTATTATACCGCCTAATTCAATCGTGCCGCTTAGCGTCATCCGTGACATAATTAATAACCCCTCATACCGTCGTGTTACATGCGGTACGGTATAGATTGGGTATGCCATCCCGTCAACTCGTCTCGGGAACAATGGTATGGGTTATTCACACGCACCTATCAAGACATCGTGTATCATGTTGTATCAGTTCAATTTTCTTACAATCGCACGTTTTAGGAATTATAAAAACACCCGGTTAGCATTACCCCCTAGTGTACCAATGTTATGGTATGAGACATACTATGTTATACCATAGGTACATATATTTACCATTTCATATATTCTTTAATTGAGACTTAGTAGTAATTATTAGTAATTTATATAATAAAAACAATGATGTATCTATTTCAATCGTAAGAAATTACCATTAGTGAGCTATCATATTTTATCTATCAATTTCAACCGTATGCCTTATGTAAGTTATGTCCTGAACAAAGAGACATGGCTATTGACTGGATCAGGATGGTTCATGTCTGGATCAGAACGGGTCATTTATCGAGCGCTAGGGGTAGCAGACTGTGGCTGATGACGGTTGATCATCGATAATCAAGGAACGTCACAGGGCGAGGGCGCAACGTGAGACGGTGCGTGACGCTCGGCAGACCGTTGACGTGCGTCCTGGGGCAACGTCGTGACAATGAGCGATCATTGAACGGATGATGGCGCACCGGGGGTGGGCTGAAAGTCTAGAGGTCGGATCGGCGCGGACCGGCCCCCAAGTCACTTTTTCGCTGATGCACCGTCGGGACAAAATCACACATGATGCAAAACGATACCGAGTGAAAACTTGCATCGGTGCAAACTTTGCATTGAGTGCAGAAATGCACCGTGCGTTACAGGGTTATAAAAATAATCCGAGGCTAATTATTTTGGCGTAACGTCGTGTTGACATAAAAATGCAGTCATGTAACGTAATGGCAGATTATGACATGTAACGGTCTTGTGATGCCATTCGCACCCCCAAAACATCAGACGCAACGCCCGACCGGGGCGGCACGTCATGTTGTTGCGGACGAACGGACTTACAGACTTTGGTACAAGCGGCGCATCTGGACGGTTGTCCTGCGACCGAAGACGATGGCCCGAGACGGCTACGCTTGCCAGATGTGCGGGCGGAACTGGGGTCACCAAACATCGCGGCTTGTGGTTGACCACAAGAAACCGCACCGGGGCGATTGGGAGCTTTTTCGAGATCCTGAAAACCTGCAGTGCCTTTGCGATTATCCGTGCCATGCGCGCTACAAACAACGGATGGAACAAAATGTGTAGTTCTCATTTTGTTCTTGATCATCCGATAAAGAGGAAATAGGAATGTATTCCTGGGGTGCAGCGCAATGGATCGTTGCCGTTTACCTGCCTTTGGTAACGGTCGGCGTGCCGCTCTTGCGATACTTGATGATGGATAGCGGGGCGCGCGGTTTCGTTCCCTGGCGAGAATTTTGGTCAAAGTGGGGAGGGGATTTTGCGCTGAAACTAGCGCTTGTCGGTTTGCTTTTTTGGGGCGGTTTTTGGGCTTAAGGGTACGAAATGGAAATAGGAATTATCAAGGGTGCTACCGCTGTTGCAGGCGAGGGGCAAGGATACCGGGGTTTGATCTTACGGCGGGTAATGGTTCGGGATGCTGCGGCACCGGACACAGAACAACCCGCGATGCAGTCCGCTTGGTATCCGACTGAAGACGAATTGAAGCGATTGAACGACGGCGCGCCGCTGATCATGACCGTACTCGGCACCATACCGCAACCTGTGGATTTGAATATAGGAGAGATTTCAGATGCTAGCCGATAAGACATACACACCGTTGCGCGCCGACTTTGACACTGTGATGGATACGCATTTTGCGGGCTGTTCCATGTCGGCAATTCAGCGGAAAATGTATGAAATGGTTTTTTTCGCCGCTGCCGCGTCGGTGTACGACGTCATGACCAATCACCCGCAAAAAATCGAAACATTGCGTCTGGAAATCATGGACCACGCCGAACTATTGGAACGGCAGGGACTGTAGCATGGGTGGCGGGTCCAGGCCGTTACCTACGGCATTGAAGCAACTGAAGGGTACGCACCAATCGTGCCGCGATGCCGACCACGCGCCGCCCGCGAACGTTCCGACATATCTCCCCGCGCCGCCCGAGTATCTGAATTATCGGGCGGCGGAAATCTTCCGGCAATTGGCGGTTTATCTCACGGGGATGAAGATCCTGAACGTTGAAGATATTCCGATGCTCGGCTTGCTGGCGTCCAGGCTTCAGGAAGTCGAGGAACACACGTCTACGATTGAATCTGAGGGTTTCGTGTATTTGACGAACAAGGGACTGTGGAAGTCTCGCCCCGAGGTCGCCATGCGAAACGAATCCATGCGGCACGCACAATCGTTGTTGATCGAATTCGGCTTGTCGCCTGCCGCCCGATCGCGGGTGAGCGCGTCAATAGGCGATAAGCCCGATAATCCGTTTAAGATGCTGGATAACGAGTGATGCGGGAACGGTCGTTACGTCTCCCGCTCTTGATCGCACGTCGCCCAAGCGTTTCCTGGTACGTCGGCGGCAGAATAATGTTTGATAATCGGATACCGTTGAAAATTCGTCTCATGTGGAAAACCGGCAAATACGGCGACGGCTTGCGAGTGCTGAACCGATACCGGGGCCGGTGACGCATGCTAGGTCTGCCCCCAGGCGTCATCCCCAAGGCCGCACCGGTATGGTCACATGTCGAGAAAGGCACGCAATACGCCCGTGACGTGGTTTCCGGGGCAATCCCTGCAGGTAAATGGGTAAAGCTCGCCTGTAAGCGTCATTTGAACGACCTGGAGCGCTCGAACCGTGAAACGTCGTTAGAAGATGACGACTTTTTTCCTTATTATTTTGATGAAAAAGCGGCTGAAAAGGTCTGTAATTTCATCGAATTATTGCCGCACACCAAAGGAAAATGGGCGGCACAGCGGCAAAAACTAATTCTCGAGCCGTGGCAGTGCTTCAAGACGATCTGTATTTTTGGCTGGAAACGTCTTTCTGATGGTCTGAGGCGGTTTCGCAAAGCGTTCGTGCTCGAAAGCCGTAAGAACGGGAAATCCGCATGGGCGGCTGCGGTCGGCCTGTACATGCTTTGCGGCGACAACGAATTTGGCGCGGAAGTGTACAGCGGCGCGACGAACGAAAAACAGGCGTGGGAAGTTTTCAAGCCCGCTCGGTTGATGGCTAAGAATTCCCCGGCGTTGACCGCCTATTACGGCGTAGAGACAGGCAAGGGCGCGGGAAGCAACCTTTACAAGCTGGCAGACGGTGCGAAGTTTGAGACGGTTGTTGGCAACCCCGGCGACGGCGCTAGCCCGTCATGCGCGATCGTGGACGAATACCACGAACACCCCACGGATGCGATGGTTTCCACGTTTGAAACCGGCATGGGTGCGCGTGATCAGCCGCTATTGCTGATCATTTCCACAGCCGGGGATAACATCGCGGGTCCGTGCTATGCGATGCAGCAAGACGTTCAGAAGATGCTGGAAAACGTCATTCCGAATGACGAGCTGTTCGGCATCATCTATGCGGCTGACCCGGATGTTGATTGGACGTCCGAGCTTGCATTGCTCCAGGCAAACCCGAATTTTGATATATCGGTGCGCGCCGACTTCTTGAAATCGATGCAACGCGAGGCGATACAGTCCGCGCGTAAGGTCGGCGCGTTCAAGACGAAACACCTTAACCTTTGGGTGCAGGCTCGTGACGCCTATTTCAACATTCAGAAATGGCAAGAGTCTGAAAAGGCGACGTTAACACTTGAAATGTTTCATAATCAGCCGGTTAAGATCGGTCTTGACCTTGCATCGAAGGTTGATATCGCGGCGGTCGAACTATTGTTCCGGCTTGATCAGTGTTCGTGCGATATCGCTAAGCTTTTGATGGATGAAGGGTACAAATACGCCCGTTTCGGTAGGTATTACCTGCCAGAAAAGACCATTTCACTAGGCGAAAACGAGCATTATCAGGGGTGGGTACTCGACAATTGGATTACCGAGACACCCGGCGACATGATCGATTACGTTACGATTCGCGACGATATACTTGGCGATTGCGAACAATTTCAGGTCGAAGAACTGGCTTTTGACCAACATCAAGCCCGTATGATGGTATCAGAGTTGATAGAGGCGGGCGTAAATTGTGTGGAAGTTGCACCGAATGTATTGAATTTCAGTGAGCCTATGAAAGAAATAGAGGCGTTGATACGTTCGCGTGCCATTGCGCATAACGGTGACCCTGTGTACACATGGATGTTATCAAACGTAACGGCTAAGGCTGATGCTAAGGACAATGTGTACCCTAGAAAGGAAAAACCGGAAAACAAGATTGACGGGCCTGTTGCGGAAATCATGGCTATGGCTCGCTGGATGCTGATCGAAGACACAAAGTCTGTCTACGAAAAGCGCGGGATTCTGATGGTATGAAACGGTGTCCCAAGTGCGAGACGATCAAGCCCGTTACGGACTTTCATAAGAAGCTCAACGGTCGTGCCGGATGGTGTGCACCATGTTCGAGCGAAGCCAAAAGAGCATGGTATGAAAAGCCGGAAAATCGAAAACGTGTTCAGGACAAGGAAAGAGAGCGATCTAAGAGAAATCGCCCGAAGGAATTTGACCGCAATCTGAAGCGAATGTACGGGCTAACTCGTCATCAATACTACATGATGTTGCTTAAACAAGTTTTCAAATGTGCTATTTGTAGCGTCACATTCAGTGACCCTAAGCCGCTACGCCCCCATGTCGATCACGATCATAACACGGGAAAAGTTCGCGGCCTTCTATGTAGCAATTGTAACATCGCAATCGGTTTGCTAAGAGATAACTCTGAAACGTTGCGTAAAGCTGCGACGTACGTTGACGCCGGTGGGTTTGTCTGTGACGAATCGATGCCTAAATTATGAAAAACGCGGGATTCTGATGGTATGAACATTTTGACATCAGCTTTCCGTGCGGCGGTCGGGCAGACGCTTAACGTCACGACCGCGACTGATACCGAGATTCGTGAATTTCTCCGAGACGGTTCGAACACGTCCATTAGCGGGCGTTCGATCACCGAAAGTAACGCCATGAAGGTCGCAGCGGCTTACCGTTGCACCAATATCATTTCAGGTGTCGTTTCCTGGCTTCCGATGGACCTTATTCGCCGCGAAAGCGAGAACGTCCGTAAACCGGCTGTCGGTCACCCGCTGCGGCGCGTGCTCACGGTGCGCCCGAACGCATGGCAGACGCCGAAAGAATTCAAGCAACTGATGCAGGCGCATGTGATGCTGCGCGGCAATGCCGTTGCTGTGAAGGTCAAGGCGCTAGGGCAGGTTGTCGCATTGCTGCCGATCCATCCCGACCGGGTGTTGATCGAACAGGAAACAAACCTGCAAATGAAATACACCGTCACGGCTGCGGACGGATCTTTAAAGGTCTATCGCTCGGGCGACGTCCTGCATTTGCGCGGCTTGTCGCTGAACGGTTATTCCGGCTTGTCGGTGCTCTCGCATATGCGGGAATCGTTGGCGATCGCGCTTGACGGCGAAACCGCCGCGTCCACGCTGATGAAGAACGGTTCGTTTGTCGATACCGTTATCAAGCATCCCGAACAGATGTCACCCGAGGCGTACAACCGCCTTAAAGAGTCCTGGGAAAACCGCAAGCAAGGCGTTGATAACACCGGCAAGACCGCCATTCTTGAGGAAGGCGCGGACCTCGTCAAAATGTCTATGACGGCGTCGGATCTGCAGTTTATTCAGTCGCGCGATTTCCAGCGATACGACATCGCAATGTTTTTCGGTGTCCCGCCGCACATGATCGGCGCGACCGAGAAAACCACGTCCTGGGGCTCGGGCATCGAGCAACAGAACATCGGTTTCGTGACGTACACGCTGAACGACTGGCTTGTCATGTGGCAAGAGGCGCTGAAGCGCGACACGATCAACGAAAAAGAATGGGATGAACTGGACGTCCGGTTCTTCACGCAAGCGCTCCTGAAGGGCGATAGCAAAGCACAGTGGGACGCATTCACGCGCGGTCGTCAGTGGGGCGTTTACAGCCCGAACGACATCCGCGCGATGCTGGACCTTAACCCGCGCACCGATGCCAAGGGCGACGAGTACGCCGACCCGCCAAACCAAAACCCCGACGCAAACAGCGGCACGGATGAGCCACCATTGAAGGATGACGAACAATGAGCCTCCTGAAGAATCTCCCCAAAGGTCGCATTATGGCGCGTCAACCGGCTTGGTACGACCATGACGCCCCGAGTGCCGCGCTGGAGGAATGGACCGAACGTGTTTACGCGGCGGCTTCTCCCGACGATCGGACCATCAATATTTATGATCCGATCGGGGAAGATTGGTACGGCGATGGTTTCAGCACGAACAAACTTTCGGGCATTTTGCGGAACATCGGGCCGAAAGATATCACTGTGAATATCAATTCCCCAGGCGGCAACGTCTTTGACGGTCTGGCGATGTACGATCTGTTGCGAGAACACCCGGCAAAGGTGACCGTACGTGTACGCGGGATTGCTGCCAGCGCGGCAAGTGCGATTGCGATGGCCGGTGACGAGATCCAGATTGCAACCGGCTCTATGATGATGATCCATAAAGCCTGGGGTGTGATCATCGGTAACATGGACGACTTCGCGGAAGCTGTGACAGTGTTCGGTCAAATCGATCGGTCGCTAGCGTCTGTTTACGCGGCGCGTACCGGGATGAGTGATGACAAGATTATGGCGATGCTTGCCGGTCCTAACCGTCGCAGTGACGGCACGTGGCTAACGGCGGCGGAAGCTGTGGAAATGAAGTTCGCAGATGGCGAATTTGCCGACGATGCGGACCCTGCAGCAAGCATTCCCACGGGCGACCGTGACGCGATCGTGGCGCGCCGCCGCATCGAAACAGCAATGGCAAAGGCCGGTCTTTCACGGAAGGATCGCGCCGATACGTTCGCCAAAATGAATGGGCGTGACGATCGTTCCCACGACGTCAATGCAGCTTTCGATAAGCTTCTTGAGACGATGAAAGCGTAACAACTCTGTTAAAAATTCGTTACGGGTGTTGCAACGTTTCGTTTTCGCTGTTACACCCGTAACGAATATGACCCCGCGCGATGCAAGTCATAAAGAGATTTGGATTAAACGCGAGGGTAAACAATGACCTTTCATAATCACCGTGCCGCATCGTATCGCGGCGTTTCCGCGCTCGGCGTGAAGGCTGAAACGCCCGAAGTCGCAGCGATGATCGAACGTTTCAACAAGACGTTCTCCGATTTCAAGGCTGAAAACGATACTCGCCTCCAGGAACTGAAAAACGGGCTCAACGACCCGCTTCAGGCCGAAAAGGTGAACAAGATCAACGCTTCGCTGGACGAAGTCCGCGCCGAAATCACCCGCATCATGGAAAAGGTCGCCGCAAACGAACTTTCCGGCTCGGGTGCATCTGCCGATATCCAGGCACAGGCCCGCGATTTCTCGCGCACTCTGTCTGCGAAAGCCGGTCACGCGGTCGAAATCAGCGCCGAAGACCTTGGCAAGTACGCCAACGGCCTTGACACATACATGCGTTTCGGCGCCGAAAACAGCCGCATGCGCGACGTGCGCAACTTGATGGAAGTCGGCAGCGACCCGGCAGGCGGCTACACCGTCACCCCGGACATGTCCGGACGCATCATCAAGAAGATTTTCGAGACTTCTCCGGCTCGTCAGCTTTTCAGCGTCGTTTCCATCGGCACCGACGCCATGGAAGGCATGATTGACCGTGATGACCTGGATTCGGGATGGGTCGGTGAAAAACAGGCTCGGCCCGAAACCGGTACGCCGGAACTCGGCAAGTGGCGCATTGACGTTCACGAACAGTACGCCATGCCGAAGGTGACGCAAAAGCTCCTGGACGATTCCGGCTTCGATATCGAAGGCTGGCTTTCGGCCAAGGTTTCGGACAAGTTCGCCCGCGTCGAGAACACGTCAACTTTTGCCGGCGACGGCGTCAACAAGCCGCGCGGCATTCTGACCTATTCGACCGCCGCAACGCCCGACGCCACCCGCGCTTGGCAGGTATTCGAACACATCGCATCCGGTGCAACCGGCTCGATCACGAACACGGATTTTCTGATCAATCTCGTGTTCGCGCTCAAGGCGGCTTACCGCGCCAATGCGTCGTGGACGATGAACCGGAAGACGCTCGGCTATATCCGCACGCTGAAGGACGGCGACGGTAATTATCTGTGGCAACCGGACTTTTCGCAGCGGCAGGGCGGCTTGCTCCTGGGATACGGCATCACGGAAGCCGAAGACATGCCCGACATCGCGTCTAACGCGCTGTCGATCGGCTTCGGTGACTTCAAGGCCGCGTACCAGATCGTTGACCGTATGGGCATTCGCGTTCTTCGCGACCCCTACACGGAAAAGGGCTTTGTGAAGCTCTACACGACCAAGCGGATCGGCGGTGACGCGCTCGATTTCGACGCTGCCAAGTTCATGAAGTTCGCCGCTTAATCGGCACCGGATGACATGGGGCGGTTAATCCCGCCCCTTTCACTAATCTCTGAAAGGGAAAACCACATGGCACCCCGTGACCTGAAAAACAACATCACCGTCAACCCCGTTCTTGCTGCCGACGTTTCGGACAATACCGCTCAAGTCGGCGTCGTCCAGGACCATCGCGGTTCGAAGTCGCACACCTACGCTGTTCATGCCGGTGTGATTGCCGACGCCGACGCAACGTTTACGGCACTGCTCGAAGAATCCGACGCGTCCGGTTCCGGCTTTACGCCCGTTCCCGACGACCTCTTGCTTGGCACTGAGGCAAACGCGTCGTTCCAGTTCGACGGCGACAACACCGTGAAGACGCTCGGTTACATCGGTTACAAGCGCTACACGCGCCTGACGATCACCCCGGCAAACAACGCGGGCGCGGCTTCGTTCTCGGCAGTCTGCATCGAACAGCCGAACGTTCGCGGCACCGTCAACTAGTCGTCACCGGTCGGTGACGTACCGATAACAAGGTAACCGACAATGATCAAAGTCAAGATCCTGAAAGACGGTGTCAAGGGTGCCGACGATGGCGCTACGGTCCGTGCGTATCCGATGGACGGCGGACCGGAAAAAGACGGCGTCTATGTCGTTTCGGAAGCTCTCGCTCTCGTGATGATCGAAGCCGACGAGGCGGAAGAAATCACGGAAAAGAAGCCGTCCGCGACCGACAAGGTAAAGGCCAAGGCAAAGACCGCCGACGCTCCAGCCGCGACCGCGCCGACCGTTCCCGGTCTTCCCGGTCTTCCGAAGGCACCCGGCAAGTAAATGAAGCCGAAACTTATTACCGCACCCGCAAATCAGCCCGTTACGTTGCAAGACGTAAAGAAGCACTTGCGGGTGTTTTTCACTGATGACGATGAATATCTTACCGCGCTGATCAAGGCGGCAACGTCGCACCTGGACGGCTATCAAGGTATTCTGAACCGCTGCATCGTCTCGCAACAGTGGCAGGTTACCCGCTGCAATTGGTGCCGCAAGATCGAGACGCTTTTTACCGATACCACGGGCGCGGTCATCAAGTATTTCGACGCTGATAACGTTGAACAGACTGTGAATGCTGCGTCATATCAGGTCTATCCCGATTACATTCGATTCAACAACGATTTCGTTTTTCCGGCGCTGAATTCCAACCGCGACGATGCGATTTCGATCACCACGACACACGGTTATGCCGAACCGCCTGAATCGCTCCTGTTGGCAATCAAGATCCTTATCGCACACTGGTATCGCAACCGTGAGCCGGTGACGTTCGGCGGCATTCCTGCGAAGATTCCCTTTAGCGTTGCCGCTTTGATTGCTCCGCACAGGTGGGCATTCTGATGGCGACACAGGGCAGCATGTCAAAGCTCGCGACGTTCCAACGAGATACCGGCGCGGTCGGTGTCGGCGGGGCGAAAACGCGCCATTGGACGAACCTCCCAGGCTTGGAACGTGTTCCCGTCGAGTATCGACCACAGCGCGGGCGCGAACGCGTCCAGGCGGGGCGTCTTGAGGCGTCAACCGTGGCTTTCGTGACCATACAGGACTGTGAAGCTGTTCGCGCTCTGACACCGGCTGACATCATCGTCATTCACGAGCAATCCGGCGATGTTCCGCACCGTATTTATTCGCTCGAAAATCCAGATCAACGCAGCCGTGATGTTGAAATCGTGGTTGAAAAAGGGGTACAGCTCGGATGACTCTTACCGCTGAAATTCTCGCACGTCTCAAGATTTCGCAAGCCGGTTCGAATGACTTCGGCGGACCGGAATTCAAGCCGGTGCTCGAAACGCTCATTCAGTTGACGGACGGCGTCACGGTCAACAAAGCGGATATTGCCTTTGTGGATGAGCGCACGCTTGCCACGGGCGCAACCGACAGCCTGGACCTTGCTGGCGTCCTTACGGATGCGTTCGGGGCGTCGATCGCAGCGGCGGAAATCGTCGCGCTGATGATCATCAACAAGCCGCGTATCGGGACGCCGGTCAACACCACTGATTTGACGATCGGCGGCGGAACGAACGGCATCTTTGCATCCGCTATGCCGTTCGTCCTGAAGCCTGGGGCGGTTCTCTTGCTTGCTGCAGGTGACGCGGCGGGCGTCAAGACGGTGACGGCTGGAACGGCTGACATTCTGACGATCGTCAACAGTGCCGGGGCGTCTGCGAAGTACCAGATTGCCATTCTCGCCCGCACGGCGTGACGCATGGTCAAGGGCGTAAAAGAACTTGAGAAAAAGCTAACCGTCGTTTTCCCGGCACTCGTTGAAAAGCGGATTCGGGAAGCGATGGAAAAAGCCGCTGATCAAGTCGTGGCTCAAATGAAGTCACGCGCCCCTGTCTATGTCGGTGACGAGCAAATACGCACCGACAGACGTCACAAAGGGCAACCGGTCGTACCCGGTGCGTTGCGGGATAGCATCGCATGGGCGTGGGGTGATGCTCCGAAAGGAACGGTTACGCTCGGGTCGGTGCAAACCGGCCTGGACAAAGAAGGCACGACCAAACTCACGATTTACGCGGGCAACAAACAGGCGTTTTACGCCCGTTGGGTGGAATTCGGGACTCGGAAATGGGACGGAAACCCGTTCTTTTTCAGCACGTGGCGCAACAATAAACGGAAGGTGAGGGGTTTGCTTACCCGTGCCGTCCGTAAGGCTATCAAAGAAACGGGCATGGTATGACGCCGTCGTTAGACCTCCAGGACATGATTTACAAGCGGCTCACGTCAGATCCTGCAATCACGTGGCTTGTGTTCGATCGCGCGCCGCCGCAACAGCCAATGCCGTTCATCGAATTCGGACCTGAAGACGTCCAGGAGGATGACGACGAGTGCATTACAGGCACAAGCCATCAGTTTCAGGTTGACTTGTATAACAGTCAAGCGGGCATGACCGATCTAAAGGAAATGATGGGGCTTGTGAAACAGTCGTTGCATAACTATCCGGGGGAATTGACGACTAACGCGTTACATTCTATTCGTTTCATTCGATCAACTGTGTTACAAGAGCCTGACGGCATCAACTATCACGGTGTGGTGCAATTCGAGGCGTTAATTGAAACGGTATGAAAGCGGTTTTTCATGAGCGTTTCGAATATGACCGGCGACCGGCGCAAGCTCTGGCATTTGTTGTCCAGGCGTCACCGGAACCACAGAATTTGCCGCGCGACGTTGTGGAAGCGGCTATAACGGCAGGGAAGGCGACGGCATGGCTAATCCAGTCACCGAAAAATTTGAGGAAATGATTCTTGACGTCGAGGTTGATCCGATCGGGTCACCCGGCGTTTACACTCCGTTGTGCGGCATGACCGACGTTACGATTACCCGTACCGCGAATGTCGATGAAACGGAAGTTCAGGACTGCGACAACGAAGCGTTGCCGCTATCCGTCGAGGTTGCCGTACGGTCGATCACGGTCACCGTCGACGCTACCGGCGTTTGGGCGCGATCTTCTAACGCCGCAATGCTGGAATGGTTTTATTCCGGTGCTACCAAGAATGTCCGTGTACGGAACATGGCGGCGGCGGTCGGTGACCCGGAAACCGAATCCGGTCCTGCGCTGCTCACTTCCACGGTTGACGCCCGCACCAAGGGGCAGAAGGTCACCCGAGAAATCGCAATCCGTTTCGACGGCGTGCCGACTGTCGCCAACAAGGCGGCATAATCCATGCTTGTTTGGGAAGGTGGGGAACACGAGTTCCGGCTTGGTATCGGGGAATTGCGGGCTTTGCAGTCCGCAACCGGTGTCGGGCCGCTTTTCTTGCTCGGGCGTATCACTGGCTCGCAATGGTTCGTTGACGACATTGTGGATACGGTGCGACTCGGTCTGATCGGCGGCGGTATGAAGCCGGAAGATGCTAAAAAGCTTGTTGATCGGGTGTTCGGGGAAAACACGCCATCTTTGTACCGTAACATGCTGCTCGCTACACGCGTCTTGCGTGACGCCGTCATGGGTGAGCCGCTTGACCCCGTTGGAGACGATACCCAGGGGGAGAACGAAGCGGGGAGCGTGACGAATTCGGGCGTGTGAAATGGTCACAGTTTTACGCCTCGGGTCAAGCAATGGGTTTCGCTCCCCGCGTTGTTGATAGCATGACACTATGGGAATTCAACGCTTGTTTCGACGGCTGGAAAGCTGTTAACGGTGTTAAGTCGAAACGTAACGCTAGTATCAGCGACGAACGTTTGCGCGAAATGGGTATTGCAGGTTTCTAAATGGCTGAAACAGACTCAGGCGGCTTGCTAGTTCAGATCGGCGTTACACAAGCGCGGATGGAACGCGAGCTTGCCAAAGTCGTAAAGCAAATGGCCGACGCTGCAAAAAAGGGTGAAGACGCCTTTAACAGCGCAAATGACAATATTGGCAAAGGCGCAAACAAGGCTTTCGGTGCGTTGGGTAGCGGCGCGAACAAGGCGACCGGTGCGATTAACAATACATCCGGTGCGACGTCTAACCTTGCGTCGCAGTTGAATGACATCGGCGTACAGCTTGCGGGCGGTCAAAGCCCGTTTTTGATCATGCTCCAGCAAGGAACGCAGATCACACAGCTTTTCACGCAAACGGGCGGCAGCATTCGCGGTTTCGGGTCTATCTTGGCCGGTGCCGTCACGTCGGTTCTAAATCCGTTTTCGTTGCTCACCTTCGCAATTATCGGCGTCGGCGGTGCGGCTGTTCAGTATTTTGCCGACGTGATTTCAGGCGGTGAAGACGCGAATAAGACGATTGAAGATCAGCAAAAGCTTGTGGCAGCGGTCGCGAAAGAATGGGCGGAAGCCGTCCCGGCGCTGAAAGAATACGTTGATCAGCTTGAACGTGCAAAGTCCTCTGAGGAATTGCAGCAAGTCGCGGCACAGCATCAGAAAGACGTATGGGCTGAGGTAAATCAGGAGTTTGAATCGTTCCGGGAAAAGTACCGGACGATTACAGCGTTGCTCTACAACGCTTCAAATGTTCCGACCGCCCCGCTTCATGATTTGGGCGAGGCTTACACGGAACTTGTTCGCAAAATACAGAACGGCACGGCAAAGGCTGAGGATTTCAAACGCGTTGCCGAAGCGCTGGACGCGTCAAAGATGCGTGGCGACCTGGACCAATTTGGCGACGGCTTCAAGAGCTTTGCCTTTAGCGTTCAGCTTGCGACCGATAAGCTTGCGGCGTTTATGAATCAGGCAGGGCAGGCGACACGGACCAAATTCCCAAGCCCCGGATCTTATAACGGTGTCGATCGGTCCAACGACGGTCCGATACAAAACCCCGGCGAATTTTCGTTGCCCGAGAACGGACCGACGCCAGACAGAAAACCGTCCACGGAAAGCATGTACCCCGGTGACTCTTGGAATAAGCCGTCCAGGGGTCGCGGCAGCTCGCGCGGCGCGAATGCGTACAAGGATGAAGTAGCGGGAATTAAGGAACGCACGGCGGCGCTCCAGGCATCCACGGCGGCACAGGCCGCAATCAATCCATTGGTCAAAGACTACGGTTACGCGGCTGCGAAGGCGGCGGCTGAACAGCGATTACTTGCCGACGCCGAACGCTCGAAAATTACCGTCACCCCGCAGTTGCGGGAAAGCATTTCGACGCTTGCCGGTGCGTATGCGGACGCCACTGCAGAAGCGAAGAAACTAGCGGAATCTCAGGACGAAATTCGCAAGCGGGCCGAAGAATGGATAAACCTTGAAAAAGACGTCCTCGGCGGCTTCATCACGGATCTATCCAAAGGCAAGTCACTAGCCGACGCACTAGCCGATTCCCTGGGGAAGATCGGCAATAAGCTGCTCGATATGGCGCTTGATGACGCCTTTTCGACCAAGGCAGGCGGGGGCGGGGGTGGTTTCTTCAGTTCGCTCCTAAGCGGCATCGGGAAAATCTTCGGCTACGCTTCAGGCACGGCAAACACGGGCGGCAAGCGCGGGCAACCTGCCGGTGTTGTCCACGGTCAAGAGGCGGTCATTCCGCTGCCAGCGGGCGGGAAAGTGCCGGTTACGATCAACACGCCGAACGCGTCCGACATCGGTCGGAAAGGCTCGGGTGATGTCAGCATTTCCATACCTGTGACCATTGACGCGGCTGGAGCGGACCCGGCGACGTTGGCACGGGTCGAAAATCAGCTTGCGAATCTTCAGCGCACGTTGCCCGCGACTGTGGTTACGACCGTCAAAGACGCTCAAAGGCGGCGGATAATCGAATGACGATAACTTTTCCTCGGGTGATACCGGACATCAAGTACACGACCGCCGACATGATCCTTGACGACCCTGTCAAGGCTTCCGAGTCGGGCGGACGCTTCATCAACTACACCCAATTAGAAGATCCGGTTTGGCGTGTGAATTTGGTCACGTCGTCGCTGTTGCTTCAATCACAGTACGCGGCGGTTGAAGCGTGGTGGCTTTCGTTGCGGGAAGGCTTGCGGACCGTTCTTTTTCGGCACCCGCATTCTTGTTACCCGATCGCGCACGAGACGAACCACGGACCCGCCGACGATAACGGTTCGTTGGTGAGCGTGACCGATGGCAATATTCTAGCCGTCTCGGGCGTCGATCCGGGGTTGACGCTCACCCCAGGTGACCGGCTCGGAGTCCAGCAAAGCGGAAAATATTACATCGGGCGTGTGACTGAGGTTGCCGGTTCCGGCACGACCCGCACGATTACCGTTGAACCGCCGCTGTTTGACAGCGTGGCGCAAGCCGGGGCGGTTGTTGTTTTCGCAAAACCGGCACTCGTGATGCGGTCCGTTCCAGGGTCTTTTCAGCCGACGCGCAACGGGCGGTTTTTCACCGTGACGTTTCAGCTTAGGGAATCGCAAGTATGAGCCTTAGCGCTGAAGTTCTCGCACTCTATGACCAAGGTCGCATCAAGACGCGGCAGATGGTGCGCGTTCAACTCGGCTCGGGCATCTATGGCTTTATTCAGCGCCGCGAACCGCTCACCTATGCCGGTGTCGTTTATCAGCCGTTCGGGCTTATCCAGGTTTCAGAGATAGGCGGCGGCACGGGAACGGCGGCGGATGGCGGCTTTACGCTTACTCTTGCGGAAAGTCCGTCTGACGGTCTGACACCTGACGTCCTGGTACAGATCGAAAATGAAGATTACCGGGATAGACCGGTTGTCGTCTATGACGCGCATTTCCACCCCGACACGTCGGCGCTTATCCAGATCGAGCCGGTTGCACGCGGTTACATCGATACGATCGATCATAATTCGGACCGTGACCGGGGCTTTTATCTCACGGCAAAGTGCGAAGGTCGGCAGTTGGACTATTCGAGGCGGAACGGGCGTAAGCGCACCGTGGCAGATCAAAAGCGGCGCGACCCTGGGGACCGGTTCTTTGAGCACGCTTCCCAGGCAGGCCGCATCGAAATCAAATGGGGCAAGAAGGGCGCGACGTCGCTTAACGCTATCAACAGTAGCGGTTCGGGTCGCGCGATCGGATTTAAAGGACTGTGATTGATGCGTGTACCCGATTGGCCAAAACGTCTTGCTGCCGTCGTGGCGCGTCACCAAGCGCTGCCGTCTGAATACGGCGTGTCCGATTGCTACATTCTCCCCGACGACGCCGTACAGGCCGTTACGGGCGAAACGATGTACGGTGCGACCGTGCGGAAATATACGACACCGACCGGTGCAGCGAAACAGTTGCGCAAGAAGGGTTTCAAGACCGTTCGTGACGCGTTCGCAGCCAAGTTTGCGGAAATTCCCGTATCACAGGCGCAACGCGGTGACATTGGAGTTGTGAATCGTGACGGTGAAACGTGCGGCGGGGTGTTCACTGTTGCGGGTTTCATGATACGTGATACACACGGTATCGGTTTCATTCCGATCACGGATGTTGCTGCAGCCTTCAAGGTGGAATGACCAATGCCGTTTCTTGCCCCTATCGTTTCTGCCGTTGTCGGTTTCGTCGGAAGCCTCGGCTTTATCGGTAAGGCAATCATCGGTATCGGGCTTAATCTTCTTGTCGGGAAGCTCGCCAGCAAGAAGAAAGACAAACCCGCCGTTTCCGGCACGCAATTTGAACTGCAGTACGGCGAAAACACGAGCCGCAAAGTTGCTTGCGGGCGTGTGGGTATCGCGGGTCACGATTGCTATGTGAACACGTTCGGATCTGGCAACAAATATCTAGAGCAAATTTTCGCTTTTTCTGATTTCCCGTGCGATTCACTCGTCAAGGTTTGGGCGGGGGGCACAGCGCTGACTCTGTCGCTCGCGTCGTCTTCAGGGGCTAGGAAAACGTACAACGTCACGAGCGGTGACTTGGCTGGACTTGTTACATTCACGTTCTATGACGGGACGCAAACGGCGGCGGATGCTACGCTTGTAGATAACGCAAATCCGGGTGGACGGTGGACGACAAACCACATTGGTACTGGCGTCTCGTATGTCATTGTGCGGATGACGTTCAATCAAGAAAAGCTTAACTCCCCGCCGAATTTCTTCTTTGAACTGAAGGGCGCGCGACTTTACGACATCCGCAAAGACAGCACGGCGGGCGGCTCGGGCGCGCACCGGTGGGGCGATTATTCAACATACGAGTTCAGCGAAAACCCCGTTGTCATGGAATACAATTATCGTCGCGGGTTTGCCGTCAATGATGACATGTTCCTTGGTATGGGAATGGATGCAGTGGATTTGCCGTTTGATAAGTACGCAACGGCTATGAACATCTGCGACGAAGCCGCCGACTACGGCACACGCTATCGCTGTTCGATCGTCTTTGACGCGGACAACGAACACGGCGACAACATCGAAGCCGTGATGACGGCGTGCGGCGGAATTGTGATTGACAGCGTCGAAGGATCTTGGCCGTTGATCGGCTCGGATCAACCGATTGTCGAGACATTCACAGATGACGACTTGATTGCCGACGAGCCGGTAAGGTTCCAGCGCCGCCGAAGCATGGCGGACCTTGTGAACAGCGTTTCCGGTACATATCCCGAGCCTGAAAACCTGTGGTCACCTGTAGGGTATGACGAGCAAACGAATGCCGGTTATGTCGCGCTTGACCGGCGCACCCGAGACATGCCGCTAGACTTCGGCACGGTGCCTTACAAGGGACAGGCGAACCAACTCGCATCAATCTATTTCAACGAAAACCGCTACGAAGCGACGGCGGATATCGTGCTTCGTCCGCGCTTCCAAACGATCAAGGCCGGTGATTGGGTGCGCTGGAATTCGGCGCGCTACGGCGATCGTGTCTATATGGTTCAATCGCGGTCGATCATGGCGCTTACGAGCGACGGGCCGCGCAATGTGTCGTTGTCGCTCCAGGAGCGTGACGGCGGAATTTACGATTCAGTCGGTGTCATCGCCCCGGTTATTCCCGTTCCTCCAGGTGAGCCGGTATATCTGAACGAATTGCAAGATTTCGCGGTTATCCCCGTCATCGGTGTGGGGGCGGACGGTCGATCTTACCCGGCGTTTCGTATCTCGTGGTCACCTATCGAAGATCCGACCGTGACGAGTATCCTTTTTGAATGGTGGGTGTCCGACACCCCGGCGAACGTCTTCAGCCGTTCCGCTGATGCGTCGCAAACGGTATCTTTTATTCAGGAGGGCATTCTAAGCCTCACTCAATACAAGTTCCGTTATCGTCTCATTGCCGATCGCACAACGAACTTTACCGCACCGGTAACGGTCACGTCTCTGGACGGCGGGAATGCTGATATCGAGGTCGGGCTAGCCGATCTAAACCAAGACGTTCTAGACACGTTTGCCGACCTTTACGCGGGATTGGATGACGTGCGCCCGCTGCTAGAGCAAATCCTCATTAATATGATGACGAACAGCGCACAGGCGGAAACGTCACGCCGTCGACTCTCGGTCACGGTCGATAACAACCGCGCGGCGTTTGATGAACAGGTTGTTGCTGTAGCTGACGAGTTCCAGGCGATAGCGGAACAGATCACCGATCTTGAAGCATTGACAGAGGAAGGCTTTGCACAGGGGCGTATTCGCTTCACGGCGGTGTCCGCACCGTCCGGTGTCTTGGCGCGCTTCTCTGTCCAACTACGCGTCACCGTGGCGGATGCGTTCAAGGATACAGGGTTTTATCTGGAGGCGTATCAAGACGGCGCATTGGTGAAATCTCGATTTGCCGTCATGGCTGATCAATTCATCGTCACGGACGGTTCAGACACAAGTTTGCCACTCGTTTACGAAGGCGGGGCGCTAAAGCTCCAGGTCGCGAACATCGGCACTGTGAATGCGGGGCTGATCACGTCACCGACCGGCAAAATGGTGATCAACATCAACGCCGGTACTATTGAGGTTTTCAGCTAATGTCGCGCCTGTTGATCGGTTTGGATAGTACAGGCGTTCCGTGCATCAAGATAGTGAAGAACAACGCGGATAATCCGTACTCGATTTCTGACACGGCATATTCAAAGTTCTACTTCAATAGCAAGTGGGACATGAATGTTAGATTCGTCGGGCAAGATAAGCAAACTTATGCCGGTGGCAACTTCACGACATTTTACCCATCGGGCACCAATAAGAACACGTTCAAGCGGTGCAAGTGGGGGAACGATCTTGGGTACAATAACGTATTCTGGAAAGGTTCATTCTTTCAGGAATCGGGACTACTCGACTATGAATTACCGCTGTTCGATCTGAAGCCGGTTGATGCCAACGGATGGACTCTCTATTGCCAGATAGGCAAGGCGACGGGTGAGTTGGATACCAAGTGGTATAGTCAATCAATGCTTTATGCGGGGTGGGCTAAAAACTACTTACTGGACATCGGTGGTGATTTCCCGATGGACGGCGTTGCATTCACGGCGCTGTGCGCGTGGTGCTCCGGTTCCACGTGGGGGACTTTACGCAGCGTGCAAGCGATCGTCTACAATCTCCCCGGCGACGACGCTCCCCTTTTGTATCCCGCCACCACACCGACCCCAGGGCAAAAGGTCATACAGATTACTAAGGATTTTTGCCGCGTGGCAAAACCTGGTTACGCCGTCACCGACATTGCGGCAAAGCTTGCTTTTGACAGTTCGAACCGCCCCGCTAAAATCATCGCGTCCGGTGATATCGCGCTTCCGAGCGGCGTCGTTACGACGTTTAATTTCTCGGCAAATCTTGTGGGGATTAACGTTGACGAAGCGTCGATAGTTGTCGATGTTATCCAGTACAAAGGGTCAACGATCGTCTTTCCGGCAACGATCCCCGATGACGAAGACGACTACGGTTGCCCCTATCGCGTCAACGGGCAAACGATCGAATTCAATAACACCGGTTCCGCTTGTCGCGCGCGTTTCATCGTAATTGCACAGGACGATTCCCCGCCGACGTCCGGTTCAAACAAGGTGTTCAGACAGGTCACCATTAGCGGCGATCCGGTGTTTCAGTTTCTCCGTCCAGGCGCTGCTAGCACTCCGAACCTTGCGGATGTGATCATAGATAGCCGCTGGCCTTGCCTTCAGATCATCAAGACCGGTGTTTTCTCCATTCCGAACAGTAGCGGCGCGGCGCACAACACGGACGTTGCATTCACAAGTGCAGGGCTGTTTCCGTTTATCAAGTATCATACGATTCATCCAGCCGGTCCGCTCCCCTATTCGAACAGTCTAGGCACGTCAAACAGTTCGGTGACCGTGGACAAGATTATCCGTCTTCCGCAAGTCGCTGCAGGTTTCGTCAGAAATGGTGAATCAGGAGCAAAGACTACCTATATCAGCGGTGAAACGACAATCTGCGAACTGACCACAAACCGCGCTCGGTTCGTCACGTATCGCGGCGGTCCGTATCGAAAGCAGTATGACGACGGGATTGAAACCATTTCCGTGAGAAACCCTGCAACGCAAATAAGGTATTACATATTCGGCATCCCGGCTTGACCGTCACATGTGTAACGTTCATAACTCGTCTATATTGCGAGGGTGACACATGCCAGCAGCTTACACCTATACAGCCGGTCAAGTAACGCTAACGAACGGGTCAACGGCGGTCGTCGGTGTCGGCACAGCGTGGAAGATAGCGGGTATTCCTGGCGGCATCATCTTCGCTGAAGGCGTCTCTTTGCCGCTCGCGTCCGTGACGGATGATACGCACGCGGTCGCGGCGATCGAATGGGCCGGGGCAACCGGCACGTATGATTATGCCTTGGTTCTCACTGTATATTCACAGGAGAACATGCAAAACAGCACGATTCTTACTCGACTGCTAGCGGAACTCGACGCCGGAACGATCTGGAAATATGACGTCGCCGGGACGATGGCAGACCGGGCGATTTACAACGAACGACCTGCAGGCTTTTCGTACCTCGTCACCGATACGGTTCCGGCGCAACTTTACGTCAAAGGTTCGGCAACCTCGGGCGATTGGGACGGTCCGTTTGCGTACGGCACAGGCCCGCAAGGTATCCAGGGCATCCAGGGGCCGATTGGCCCACGGGGCGTAAATCCGCGCGGCACGTACTCGGGTGCAACGGCGTACGTCGTTGGCGACGGCGTCCTGTATAACGGGTCAACGTTCGTCTGCGTGGCGAACACGACCGGTAACGCCCCGCCGACGCTTCCGACGACGTCTAACACATGGTGGCAGCTTGTCGCACAGAAGGGCACGGACGGCACGGGTACGGGTGACGTTGTCGGTCCAGCCGGTGCGGTTGACGGCGCACTTGTGGCGTTTGACGGTGTTACGGGTAAGCTTATTAAGGCGGCATCGATCGCGACAGCTACAATGTTAGGGCGCACGACGGCGGGCGTTGGTGCGCCTGAAGCTTTGACGCCCGCACAAGCGCGAGGCGTTATTGGCGCTGATTTCCTTAGCGGGCATCGTAACAAGATCATCAACGGCGACTTTGACATATGGCAGCGCGGGACTAACTTTACAGCCGTGGGCTATACTGCCGACCGTTGGCGACTTATCCCCGGAACGGGTGCCACCTGTGCTATTCTTCGGCAGGCATTGACGCTTGCGCAAGGGGAACTCGTAGGGGGTGCACAATATGCACTTCAATGGAATAGATCGGTCGCCGGTTCCGCCGCGTCAGCTATAGAGCAGCGTATTGAAAGTGTTCGTACTTTCTCCGGCAAAAAAGTCACTGTGACGTTTTGGGCTTTCGCTTCCGCCGCGACGGAATTGATCGCGGTGTGCGACCAGAATTTTGGTACGGGCGGATCGCCATCCGCAGCACTCAGCGCCCCTGACGTGACGTTTAACTTAGGTACTTCGCTTCAGAAGTTTACCGCTACGATAGACGTGCCGTCGATATCTGGAAAAACACTGGGTACAGACGGGAACGATTACTTAGGACTCCGCTTCAGGCGATTACAGGCGGCAACTAATCCGACTGCCACCGTTTACATAACTCACGTGTCACTCGTGGAAGGTGATGCGACACAAGAACTTGACCCGTTTTCGCCGCGCCATATTCAATTGGAACTGACTATGTGTCACCGTTATTTCGAGCGGCAAGCATGTCAAACCGCGTCAACTTATGCGATTGGTTGCGTTAGAAGTGCATCAACGGGCAGATGCGTTTGCGCTTATGACACGAAGCGTGCGGAACCAACGATAACGGCAATTAACCCAACGCTATTTTCAATATTCACGAGCACGGCGTTTGCTGTAACGGCTGTTACGGTGGGCAATATCAGCAAGGAAAAAGGACTGACCAGTGTGAATTCGTCGGGCCTAACGCCACAGCAGGGGATTCAGATAGATTGGGGCGTTGGTGCGGCCTTTGAAATTGACGCGGAGCTTTGAAATGGAAGTCATTGGAAGAACTGAATTTGGCGAAATCATTGTCACAATCAACGGCGCGACGATGACCGTTCCCGACACCATGGCAAACCGTCATCGTCGCGAAATAGCCGAATGGGAAGCGGCGGGAAACACTATTCCACCATATCAGCCGCCGCTTTCGCTCGACGCTTACAAGGTCGCTTTCGACGCTCACCTTGATACGGTTGCGCAAGCTCGGCAGTACGATAATCGGTTGACGATCGCGACCTACATCACGAGCAGCAACCCGCAGTGGTCCGCCGAAGCCGAAGCGTTTATTTCGTGGCGCGATCAAGCATTAACGTCAATGTTTACACAGCTTGCCGCCGTCCAGGCTGGAGCAACGCCGCCGACCGTCGAGGAATTCATAGCGGCACTCCCTGTTATCGTTTGGCCGTAACCGCCCCTGTGGACGATAGCGCCCCGAGATTGTCACGCGCGTAACGTCGTGTTACACACGTTACATGTTCAAACTCATTCCCGAACCGTGGACCGTTCTGAAACATGCTTTTAGCGTGTGGATCATGGTTGTCTGTATCGGTCTGATCTGGCTTGAAGGTCCGTTGACGACGCTTGTCCAGTATTACGCGGGCGAGGGGTTGCTTTCACAGCTAGCCGCACAAGCCGTCACAAGTACGTTGATGGTCGCTGCGATCTATGCCCGCGTTGTGGCACAAGATCGGCTTCAGGAGCGCGTGACGGCTGCGAAGATCAAACGACAGGTAAGGGCGCGTCATGGCGAAAGTTAAGAGCCGGTATCTAGCAGGCGCGGCGGGTGCCGCTTTGCTCACTTTCGGGACGGCTTACACGTCGTCTTGGGAAGGTCGGCGGCTCGTGGCTTATTTGGACTCGGGCGGTGTGCCGACGATCTGCGACGGTCACACCGGGCCGGAAGTTCGTCTAGGCATGAAAGCTACGGACGCCGAATGTGATGCGATCTTGCGCAAGGATATCTTGGCACACGAAAGCCGCATGCTCTCTTGTGCACCCGAGCTGTTGCGTGTGCCGGATAAGTCGTACGTCGCTATCAATGATTGGGCGTTCAACGTCGGAACGGGTGCGGCTTGCAAGTCGACTCTTATCGACAAGGTCAAGGCCGGTGATATCCGGGGCGCGTGCGAACAGCTTAGCCGATGGGTGTTCGTCAAAGGGAAGGTCATCACCGGCCTGAAAAACCGCCGCGTCACCGGTACGCCTGGACGCATCAGCGAACGCGCTCTTTGCTTGGCGGGACTGTGAATGTGGACGGCGATCGGCGGCATAGGCGGATTGCTTCGGATCATTGCCGGGGCGTGTGTCGCGGCTGTGCTGATGTACGTCATTGTCGTGCCGCTGGAGCGCGCCGAAGCTAAGCGCGGACTCGTCACGGAATACCGGGCAACGTCGGCTGAAGCGGAACGCGACGAACTGAAGCGGCAGCTTAAGGGCGGTCAAATCGTCATCGAAGCCTATCAGGTACAGCTACGGAACGCCCGAGCCAAAGAGGAAACGACCGCGAATGAACTGGAAAAGCGGATACTCGAAAACGAAGCTTTGCGGAAGGCTAGCGGGCGCACTGATGGTCTTGACGCTGCCGATGTTAAATTCCTGCTCGACAATCCGTGAATCAGCCACACGGGCCGGTACAGCCGCCGCACGCGTGAACATGCCGCCGTTACCCGATGATTGCCGGGTTATCGAGCCGCACGCCCCTGTGACGGTCGGCGTAGATCCGGTGTCCGGGTGGAAGCGGGAACGGGGCGTTACAGATCGTGCGAATGCTCGTGTGTTACGTTGTGCAGAAAATTATGACAACGTTGCAAACGCGCTCCGTTAACGTTACAGATTCACAACTCAGGACCAAGGCGACCACATGTCACCCGATTACGACCCGCGCATGCATCAACAAATGGGTGAAGTGTTAGCGGAAATCCGCAATTTGCGGGACGCCTTCCGTCAATCTGAAATCAAATCCGATTCGAGCCGTGCGACCATGCATCAACGCATGGATCAACTAGTTGACCGCGTCGGCAAGGTTGAAGGCACTGTAACGGCAGTCCAGGAAGACATAACGGAAATGCGCCCCGTCACGGACGAAGTGAAGCGATGGAAGCTCATGGGAATCGGCGCGCTCGGAATGATCGGAATCGGCAGCATGGCGCTAGGCGTGACGTTCGCTGAAGCTATCCGCCGAATTGCCGACGTGGTGATGGGTCGCTAAATAATTAGCTTCTCCGCTTCTTTCACATACCAGTCGTGATTCAGGTTTGCCGGATCGAAGTCCCGCACGTGGTCGCAAATCTGGACCGAATAGCCCGCCTGTATCGAGATATTGCGAATCTTGTCGGGCGCTTTAGCTAGAGGCGGGTGTACCGCCCGCATTCCGGGGCCGTGGCGCGCGATATGATACCGGGTGACCTTCTGCAGCCGCCGACCGTCGTCAAGCTCCAGGTGACCTTTACCGGGCGCTTTTGCCTTCAACATAAAATCAAAGGCGTCATCGTGACTGTGGATGAAATCGCGGACGTTCGCACCGTGTACCATCTGCATTTCTGCCGCCATCGGTACGATTAGAGCGCTCCAGTCCTGATGCCACACAAGCGACTCGTTAAGGTTCGTCGGCTTGTCCGTCTTCCACTGGTACGCGCCTTTGCGCTTCTTGACCTTGCCTGCAGCGTCAACCGCAATGTAATTGTTCACGTCGCGGATAAGCATCGCGGAATATTCCACGTCCTCCAGCTTTAACCGCGTCTCGGCTTCCCAGGCTTTGCACAGATCGCGGAACGCCGAATGATGGCTATCCGGCACGAGCAAGGTCATGCCGTCCGTGTTGATCTGCACCAACTTGCAACGGGCGTGGATGCTAAGCCACTCGGCAAGCATAGACAGGAGCAATTGCCCGTTGACGGTGACAGCCATTGTATATTGCGGGTCGAAAAACCCCTTGCTGTACTCGTTGTTGCTGTCACCATAGACACCGTTCAATGCCAGCTTGATAATGCGGTTTTCAGCCACAGACGACGCCAGAACGGCGCGACGGTCGAACAATTCCTTATTCACGTCGCAAAAGGTTTCAGACAGGTGTTGCGGGAAAAAGCGGAACGAAATCGGAATATTCGGATAGAATGACTTTACGTCGATATCTATCAACTTCTCACCTGGACCGGGACGCACAATGCGTCTCTTGAGCGAACCATGAATACCGCCCGCGCCGAAATCGAACTGAAAGCCGTTGAACGTGACGCTTAGGTTTTCAAGCTCGGGCGGCTTGTTCGTGTTCGTCAACACGGTTCGCTTAAGGTACGAAAGCGCCCCGTTGAATTCGTCCGACTGAAATCGGATCATCGGTAAGATCACGTCATTTAGCGCGATCTGTTTACGCTCCGTACGAGCCGGGTTTTTCCGTGTGCCGGTGATACCGGGCGTCACGGCCTCCAGCTTCATCCGAAAGTATTCTTTGCCGATCTTGGTATCATTGAAATTGATGCACTGCATGCCTGTGGATGCCGCCAATTCGTCGCGGAACTGGATTGCTTCAAGGCTCGAAATGTAGAATTTGCACGTCTCGTTTACGTCGTGAAGGTTATACCGTAGCAGAACGTCAATCTGTTCAAATGTTAGATACGTTCCCGGCTCAAACGGCAGATCACCGACGTTCTCCGATCGCATGCAAAACTCAACATGCTTCAGACCGGTACGCTTGGCCTTGTTGTCGAAATGGTGGATTAGGTAAAGATCGACCTGGGGAACTGTCATGTTCCATTCGGCAACCGCCCCGGTAAACCGATCATCGAATTTCCGCGCCATGATCTGCGCGGTTTTCTCGTAAGCGTGCGCGGCGGTGAAATAGCCAAGCTGTCGCCAGACGGCAATGCAGTGTTCTAATACTTGGGCGTCATAACCGACGTTGTTAAAGCCGACGAAGCGGCAACCGTGCTTAGCGGCTGCGAAGACGAACGCCATGAATTCCCGGCTATCGTTGCGACGGTCGGAAACTTCGAACTGCCACACGGTGCCAAGGAACGGGTGTTTAATGGTGCACGTGAAAACGTTCGGATAGGATTCCTCGTCATAGACGTAATCGGTCATGCGGTCGGATATCCGCTAGAGTCGCGGAAGGACTGCCAAACCGCATGACCCTCAACGGCGTGACGTGCCACCGGGTCGCAATTCACCCACGGGATAACAACAGCCATGCGTTCCCAGGCGGTCGGGCTAAAGCGCCGATCACTCGGGCGAATGTAGGTATAGGCGTCGTACCTATCGCAATCGTTCGTGAGCGGTTTCATACTTCATCTTTTCCTTAACCCAATGCGGTGCCTTCTCGAAACCAAAGACAACGATGTAACGGAAGAACTCAGGGGCGGTCATGTCGCCTTTGAGGTTGTTGCACCTGAAGCAACACGGAACCTTGTTTTCACGGGTGTCTGAACCGCCGCGACACGTCGGAATTTTATGGTCGGTCGTGAAATCCAAGCCTTTATTACGGTCGCCGCGTTTCATTTGACGGCGATCATTCAACGTTCTTTCGCAATAGAAACAAAAAGCCATGACCGCCGCCCCGGTGAAAAGGGCGGCTGTTAGACCGCCCGTGTAGTGGTGTTTACGTGCCGGGATAACCTGGACCGTTCGCAAAGGTCGGATGCGGATGAATACCCGGATTAGAAGGGAATCCAGTCGGTGCAGGCGTGCTCCCACCCGGAAACGCAGCGGGTGCAGCGGCGGGCGGGGCGGCAGGCGCACCCGTAGGAGGAAAAGGCGCTGGAGCGGGCGCAGCGGCTGGAGCGGCAGGGAACGCCGGGGCCGCTGACGGTGCGGGCTGCGGTGCGCCTGGGAACGGTTGACCGGCTGGCATCGGTGCTCCCCCAGGCATTGCCATAGGATTTGCCGCGACGGGCGGCATTGCACCCGGAACCTTTGCACCGGCTGGCATCTGGTACTGTGGCTGTGGTGCACCCGCGAACGCCTGAGAAACGGACATTTGACCGCCGCCGATCGGATCACCTTCGAATTGAAGGCGAATAACTTTCGGATTGAGGTATACGCCCGCTTCATCCGCTCCGGTAAGGCCGTTCCAAGCGCACTGAAACGCAATGTCCACATAGTCGCCGCGCTTGATCGCGGTAACCGGAATTTCCGCATTCTGCGAATTGCCGAAGGTGATCGGGAATTTCGATTTGAAATAGAACACCCAACAACCGCGTGTGTGTTCGCTCACTTCACCCTTTTCGTTCGGCTTGTCGCCGTCCGACATTTTCCATGAAAAGCCGTCCATGCACTGCGGAGCGTGAGACGTGACGTACAGCGGAAAATACTGCATGACCGTCTGGATTTTCTGAAGGATAGCGGGCTGTTGCGCGCATTCCGTCCACAGGTGAGCGCAAATCGCCTTGAACATGTCGGGCAATGCCGGGTTATCCTTGGCAATCGCAAGGCCGAATTCAGTCCCTTGTTTGTCGGGCGGGATAGGCCGCTTCTTGTGATCTTCGGTGCGAAACTTGTCCATATCGCCCGAGACGAACCGCATCAGCGGCGAATTGATGATCTGTGATTGTGCCATTTTCGTTAATCTCCGTTACAAAACTTGCTCGGGTGCCATGCCCAAAGCGAAAAGATACGTTTCAAGGATGGCCTCACGTTCCATCCGCTCTTGTTCGTCTTGCCGACGAATGCGAATGACTTCGCGCAAAACTTTCGTATCGAAACCCATCCCTTTTGCTTCGCCGTAGACGTCTTTGATGTCGTCTGCGATGGTCTTCTTTTCTTCCTCTAGACGCTCGATGCGTTCGATGAAGGCGCGAAGCTGATCACGTGCAACGCCGTGCGCGTCACTGCCGCTGTTGTGACCGATACCGGGCGGTATTCCTAACTCTGTCATTCCGTGTTCCCTTCGAACGCTCTTGCAATGTAATCTTCGTCAACCTTGACCAACTTCAGCCCCGTATCCGGAACGATCGACAGCGCGTGCACAGCGTCTTTCGAAGCGCCGCGCCGGATCAGTTCAGCCGGGGTGCAAAGATCCGGGGCGGTGTACGGATTGACACCCGTCATAAGGCGGATGACGTCGCCCGGTACGTTGAACCGTCGCTTGCCTTTGCCCATTTCGAGCCGGTAACCGGGGATTGCTTCGCGGCGTGCGCGCTGTTCCATTTCAGCGTCAACGGCTTTTTTGCGCGCCTTCAATGTCGCTTCAGCTTCGTCCAGGAAATCTTTTTCCCGGCTGATTTCGAGCGGCGTCATGTCACGGTGAGCCTGTGAATGAACAAGCGAAATCCGCGCATAATTCGTGTGTGCCAACGCTTCGCAGCGTGTCGCTACCGGGCAATGCTTGCACCATTCACCGGGCGTTGCTGTCGGGTTTGGTGCGTATGCGCGCCGACCGGCTTCAATGATATCCGCCGCCATCCGCTCCAGGTCGGCAACCGAGACAACCCATTTCCGGTAAATGCCGTCACGATGGAACGCACGCGGCTGATAGATACCGAGTTGCACTAGATTGAACGTTCCCGGTGCGTATTTCCGAAGAACGGCGGCAGCGTAAATAATCAACTGTGTGTTCTTTCGAACTTCCACAATCTCACGCCCGTATTTCAAGTCATCAACGTACAGCGTCGGGATGTTCGCGATCGTCGCGCTAAGGTCCGTCGTTCCGGCAATGAGTGGATCTGTCGAAAGCGTCACGAAGCTTTCACACGACGTCGTACCGCCGCGCTTCAGGATATTGTTGACGTATCCTTGAACGTCCGCCGCCATCGCGTCAGTGACAAGCCATCCGTTTTCGTGCGTCTTGCCGACGAGCGCGGTTGTGTCCGCCGCACGTCCAGTCAATACCACTTGAGCAACCCACGCGGCGCAAGTGCCTTCCCGCGCTTCGTCACCTTCCGGTGACTCGGGGTACGCCTGGGAAGCCTGCATAACGAGTGCGCAGTTTGACCAACGGTGTGAACTGGACGGCGGAAGACGGAAGGTCATGGCGTTACGCCCTCGTTCACAAGGCGACGTATCTCGTGATAGTGGAACCGCTTTTGGTGACAGTAATGTACGATCGTTTCGCACCGTTCCCGTTCCGCCATGATCGCGCGGGCAACAACTTCAATCTGCCACGGATAAACCGTGTGATTATCGGGGTTGTTGGCGTCAACGAACGCTTTTGCCTGTGCGTAAACCGTTTCGGGAATCATAAAATATCGCTCCTGTGACTGTGGATGATTTGGGCGGCACGCCTCGTAACGTGCCGCCCCGGTCCGCCTGGGAGGCTTAGGCCGTGAGTGCGTCGAGACTGTTTTTGACCGACCGGCGCTTTTCCGGGTCTTCAAGAAGTTGGTTAACGTCGGTGACGCCCGCCGTCTGATAGATCGCGGCAAGATTGGCATCCACGACCGGTTGACCAACGCGCCCGATAACCGCCTGGAACGTCGCAATCAGTTCGTCATAGGTCGGGGCGGGCGGTGGCGGCGGGGGTGCAGTCGGTGCGAGCGCTGGCATACCCGGCATAACCATGACCGGAGCGGCAGGCGTCGGCGCAAATGAACCGGTCTGCAGGAACGCCGGAACGTCGGCGGCAGGAGCGGTGACCGGTGCGGCTGCTACGGGTGCCGTCGTCGCGACTGGAGCAATGCCCGCTGCGACCTGTGCGACCTGAGACGCGCCACGGCAACCGGTTTCGTACGCGTCGGCGTCGGCCTTCTCCTGCTCGGAAAGACCTTTCTTGCGCCGCCACGTGCCGTCCTGATTCTTGGACATATTCGCACCGTGGAAACGGGCGTCCCAGACAACGCCGGTTGCATCGCGCTTGTCGCCGTTCGGATCACCCGGCGTGCCGTCGTCTTCGATTTCGCCGGTAACGGCGTTCGCGGTCTGAATAAAGCGCTCGATTAGTGCCGCGCGTTCGGACTCGGTGCATGTGATCGTAAGTGTAATCGTTGATACACTGTTCATTGTCTTGTAATGCCTTTCCCGCTGATGAATGTGACGTTATCAACGTTTCATTCGTTGACAATATGTGACACTAAATGCCATCATCCGTCATATGTCAAGCGGGAAAGTTTATAAATTATGTTACGTCCGTATCAGCAAGCCGTAAAGGATGAAATCTATAATGCATGGCGAGCGGGACATAAAAATGTAATAGGTGTGATGCCAACGGGTGCCGGTAAAACGAAGCTCATGGCATCTATTTTTCACGATAATTCAGAACCGCAAATATCGATTGCGCACCGGCAAGAGTTGGTAGGTCAGATTTCGTGCGCGATGGCGTGTGAAGGCATCTATCACAACATCGTTGCGCCCGAGCCGGTCATTAAGTTCTGTATTCAGCAGCATGTGAAACGGTTCGGGCGGAATTTCCATCACTCACGCGCGCCGACTCATGTTGCCGGTGTGGACACGCTAATTTCGCGCGCGGATAAGTTGGCGCAACTCTGTAGCTCTATCCGAGTGTGGGAGATTGACGAAGCACACCACGTCGTACCCAAAAACAAGTGGGGCAAGGCTGTTGAATTGCTTCAATGGAAGGACGCCAACGGGAACGTTAGACGCCCGATCGGCCTCGGCGTCACAGCCACACCGAGGCGTACCGATAATCAACCGCTCGGGGTGAAGTTCGGCGGTCTGTTTCACCACATGGTGCTCGGTCCTAATCCGCGCGATCTGATCAACGCCGGGTATCTGACGGAATACCGCATCTTTGCGCCGCCTGCGTCAATCGCCCGTTCCGCGCTGAAGGTGAGCGAGGCAACCAACGATTTCACGGACGCGTCCACGCGGGAAGCCTCCCATAAGTCTCCGATCGTCGGGGATATGGTCAGCCACTACCTAAAGATTTCACCCGGCAAACGAGCGATTGCGTTCGTTGTTGACGTCGAGACGGCTAAGGAAGTCGCGGCGAAATTCATGGCGGCAGGCATCCCGGCTGAAGCCGTTAGCGCAAAGACCGACGACACCACACGCCAGCGGGCAATTGACCGGTTCGCGCGCGGTGAAACTCTCGTCTTGGTCAACGTCGATCTGTTCGGGGAAGGCTTTGACGTTCCCGCCGTCGAGGTTGTGATTGACGGTGCGCCGACTCAATCGTTCTCGAAATTCGCGCAACGCTTCGGGCGCATGCTTCGTCTGTTCGACGGTAAGACGCACGGCATTTACATTGATATGGTCGAGAACGTCATACAGCACGGTTTGCCCGACGCGCCGCGAAACTGGACGCTCGATATCGATTATCGCGGATCTAGGAAACGTGACGCGGACGAGGGGATTATTCCGGTTCGCTCGTGCGTCAAGTGCTTCCGTGCGTATGAGGCGATAACGAAGACTTGCCCGTATTGCGGACATGTGGACGTACCCGCCCCAGGCGCGCGACTGTCGCCCGATATGGTGGACGGTGATCTATCGGAATTCGCCCCGGAATTGCTCGCTCGGTTGCGTGGCGAGATTAAAGCGATCGATCACGAGTGGACCGCTAAGCCGTCGTCAGCCGCCGACGTGGTGCGAATGCGGAACCACGCGGCGCGCTATGAAGCGCTGCAGCAATTGCGGGAAACAATGAACTATTGGGCCGGTATCCAGGTGTACGGGAACGGTCGGTCCGAGTCCGACGCGTATCGGCTTTTCTATCACAAATTCGGGCGTATCGACACGCTAACGGCGCAAACGTTAAGCGGGCCTGAAATGATTTTATTAACCGAGAAAATACGTGTTGACATGATCTGACAGAATGTGTCATCAAATCATGTAACGTTTGAAACGTTTGTAACGAGGTCTTTATGAACGCGCTTCGTCTCTGGCAGGGTCTTCTAAGCCGCCGCGCCGTCGAACACGAGCTTGCAACGATGGAACTGGAACAAGCCGGCGTCTGCGTTGCTCGGGGCGATCCTGACGGGCTTGAACGGCTGACGATCGCGGACCGGTATTTTCACGAGACGGACCGGATGTTGAAGGCTGCGGAACGTAAGCTGCAGGAGTTGGCATAGTGGCAATCGTGACGCTCGAAAACACGAAACTGGAATTGCGCCGCGACGAAAAAGGACGGTTCAAGCTGTTCTTTGACGGTCAATACGTTCCGGGTGTTATGGAAATCGATCTTTCACAGGTCGCAACGGCACGCCCTCAATTCACGATCGTTTTCGGTGGCGCATGCATTCGCGTGGTGGAACAGCCCGACAACATTCCAGACTGCGGCGGTGACGAATGATCGGTATTCCGACTTTTGACAGTCTCGCACATGCCGCCGCTGCCGCGCCGGAAGGGTACGCCTTGTACGACAAGAAGCGGGCGCGGGAATACATCAAGGCACGAAACGATTTCATCGCGTACGTGGCGGCAACCGTCGCGCGGTCTGACATGACGGCAGAAATGAAGATTGCGATGATCGCAATGCATCCGGGGAAGGGGTTCCGATAATGGCTATGACGCCGACGATTAAGACGCTTGACGAAGTGGCGAGCCGCATCAAGGCAATCTGTGACGAATTCGTTGCTGACACGGTCCGCTGCAAGACGAACTACGACGCGAAACTTGAAGCTCTCTCGGCTGAAATTGAAGCTTCACCCGATCTTGATCAAGACGCGGTCGGTTCGATCGTTTTCGGTCAACTCAAGAAAATGATGGCCGAAGTTGCGAAGGCTGTCGGCTGATGACGTTCGAAGAATGGGCGGCAAAGTGGAACATACCGGCTGCAGCGCTCCAGGACTTGCGCGCGCTGTATGTTCCCGAGCCGTCCGAAACATCAACGTCCGAAGCTGCCGCACAAGCGCGGTTGCGGGTCGATGCTCCGAAGCTCGGGGCGTCACTGTGGAGGAATAACCGGGGCGCTTGCGAAATGTCGCCGGGTCGGTGGGTACGTTTCGGCTTGGGGAACGATAGCGACAAGCTAGACAAGGTTTTCAAGTCGTCGGACCTGATCGGAATAACGCCGATCGTTGTTCAGTCACACCACGTCGGGCGAACCATTGGCGTCTTTACGGCTGTGGAAGTGAAACACCCCGGCTGGACCAAACCGGAGAATGATCGAGACAGGGCGCAAGAGGCGTTTCTAGTCTCAGTTTGTCAACACGGCGGACTTGCAATGTTCGTCACCCACGAAAGTCAGTATCATGGATATATCACGAGCATACGAGGTTAGGGCGGCATCTGAGGGCGGCTTTGTCGTCTCGGAAATTAGCGGTCCTGGTTATATCCCGAGTGCGAACGCTGCGTTTTCGAACGCTTCGGATCTGATCACATGGCTTGCAAAACAGTACGGTTTGCCGATCGGTCGTTTTGCTGAAGGCGGCTATTCGATACCGGAAAATATGCAGCAACAGGTGAAGGTCGCGATTGCTGCGATGTCTTCGGCTAAAGCTCGTGCGTCCGAACCGCTGTGCGAGGATGAAGGTTGTCCACATCACGGCATCGACCACGTGTGCATGAACTGGATTGAGTGGAACGGAGCGACGATATTCAAGGGTCGGGAAACGGGCGTTCCCTGCATGGTTCGCATGCGTAACGGGAAAGAGCGCGTCGGCAAGACTTTTGATCAACCGTCGCGTTGGGCGTGGTCAGTAAACGATGAACGTCTATTGAATGACGTCGTAGCGTACCGGCTCGTCTGAATATGAAGCTCCCCGCAACAACCCGCCGCGCACTCATTCTTGACGCCGCTATCCGGTGTGCGAACCGCGACGGGCTGTTGCGTGTGAACTGGAACGCCGTCGCAGCCGAATGCGAAATGGAAACATCCGACCGGACCGTTAGAGCCTATTTCCCGCGCTATACCGCGCTGTGGGATGCCGTCGCGGCTGACTCTCGGTTCGTCGGGGATAAGATGGGATATCAGCCACAGTGACCCACCACGACACGCGAATTATCGAATATCTTCGCAAGTTCCCTGAAGTCCGATCGGCATACGTTGCGCGGATCTTCAATGTCGAGCCGTCGCACGTGTGCGCGCTTCGTCGGCAATCCGGGGCGTTCAACGCTCGCAAGTCCGCTGCCGTCAAACGCAACGTGAAACCCCGCGACCTGGACGACGCGATTTTAGCCGCTGTGTACCGTCGCGGTCTTGTGGATACGGTGCTGGCGGATGCCTAAGAATACATTCGGCGTTGGTGCTACAGGTGGCGGGCAAGTCTCACACCCGGAACATTTTTACCCGACCCCGCCCGAGCCGACCGAGTCACTGTTAGAACATTACGCCGACATCGTCCCGTTAGTCGTCGCTGAACTGTCTTGCGGCACGGGTGCCATGTCGCGAGTGATCGCCGCGAAAGGTTTCACGGTCCTGTCGTCGGACCGCTATCACCGGGGTTACGGCTTCGGCGGGATAGACTTTCTGTCGCTGCCTGAAGCGCCCGCGTGGAAGCGTATGGCGTTCATCACAAACCCGCCGTTCTTCCTGGCAGACGAATTCGTTACACACGCGCACCGGCTCGGTTTCCCCTTCATCGCTCTGTATCTCAAGTCAACCTATTGGAACGCGATCAAGCGTTACAAACTGTGGGAACGATACCCGCCGAAAGCGTGTCATCCGTTAACATGGCGTGTCGATTTTACAGGGGGAGGAAACGCAACAATGGATTGTCAATGGTGCGTTTGGGGCGATATGGTGCCCGTATCAAATGAACCGTTACGCAAGAGGTCACAGACGTGATGTATGTTGCGGTGCTTTGTTGGGGTTTCGCGATCGGCACGCACTTCACGCTCTATTGCGGTAAACGCGATTGGCTCAAGGATTTGACGCCGCGCAAGGATGGAAATTGATATGAAATTTAAAACATTCACAGGGCGAACGAATGCGCATGCCGCCGTTGCGAAATCACCGGCCCGCGCCGTCCGTTACACGACGCCGCTTGAAGCCGTGACGCTCAAAGACGGCACGCGAGCGCTTCGCTACGTGCCGACCTTCAAACCTGCGACGGATGAACAACGTGAAATCATCAAAAAAGCAAGGTTCCGTTGCGCCGACGAAGTGGGTTGACCACGACGGCAACGGCTTACCGATCGACCGCACAACTCGTGTTGATGTTCGTTTTGCGGACGGTGAGATTTTCGAGAACAACCCCGCGTTTCTGTGGCGATGGGGTCCGTACGGTGCGGATACATCGGACTATGGTCGGATAACGGCTTACAGGGTGCGCTAGCTAATGCAGACAAGTGCCATACTCTCCGAAGATCGGAAATATCGATACCGGCTTGACCGTTGGTGGTCCGATCGTCCGCGCGTGGCGTTTGTGATGCTCAATCCGTCCATTGCCGACGAGACAGAGAACGACAAGACGATTACCCGGCTGATCGGGTTTGCTCGTGACTGGAATTTGGGTGGCTTCACCGTGGCAAACCTTTTCGCGTGGCGTGAGACTTACTCGGGCGAGCTTCACAAAGTCGCTGAACCGATCGGGGCGAACAATGATGAATTCATCATGACTGTCGCGCGCTCCTGTTGTGCTGTGATTGTCGGGTGGGGCGCAAAGGGCGGCAGTTTAAACCGCGATATGCACGTAATGCACTTACTTCGTGAGAACGGGATTCAGCCGCTCGCGTTCGAAGTCACGAAAGACGGTTATCCGCGTCACCCGCTTTACCTGAAGCGTTCCGCCATCCCTTCACCTTATTTCGGACGCTCGGCAGCATGACATTTCATTTCATCAACTGGACCGAACAGCCGCCGATACCGCCCGCGTTAAAACCGCGTAAGGTGCCGACCGACCCGCGCACCGGCAAATCATGCGACCCGCACGACCCGGCACAGTGGATGACCTGGGAACAAGCGAGCGCGACCGGCTTACGTGTCGGTATGGTCTTGACCGACTCAGATCCTTATTTCCTTCTTGACCTGGACGACTGCCGCGACCCGATCACGGGTGAGTGGCACCCGGAAGCGCTCCGCATTGCTGGCATGTTCCCAGGCGCGGCTATGGAAGTCTCAGTAAACGGCACCGGCTTGCATATCATGGGCGTGTGCGACCCGTTGGCGCTCGGTCCGCGTAAGCATAAATTCGGCACAGCGGCACGCCCCGGCAACTGGCTTGAATACTACAGTACCAAGCGTTTCGTTGCGCTCGGGCAGGGGATGCAGGGTAACATAAACCTTGATTGGACTTCGACGCTTGCCGCGCTCGTGCCGGTGTCGAGTGACCCCGCCGACGCCGTGCCTTTCATCGATATCACAGATCCGGCATGGAACGGACCGACCGACGATGACGAGCTAATCAAAATCATGCTTGCATCGAAGGGCGGTATCGCCGCGTCATTCGGTGAATCTGCGACCGTGGCGGACCTATGGGAAGCGCGGGCGGATGTTTTGGGGCGTGTGTACCCGTCAACCACAGGTGACGCCTGGGACCGCTCCAGCGCCGATCAAGCGCTATTCAATCATCTGGCGTTCTATGCCGGAAAAAACACGGCACGTATGGACCGTTTGTTCCGTCGCTCGGGACTGATGCGCGACAAGTACGACAAGCGCCCCGACTATCGCGCCGAAACCATGTCTAAGGCCGTCCGCTCGTGCCGGAACGTCTATGCGCGCCCGCGTCAAGTCGAGGTCATTCACACGGCGGCGGGCGACACCGGGACCGCTCCCGTGGCTGTGGCGGGCGACGGTCGGGAATTCATCGGCATTGGTGAGCTACCCGACTATTTCAAAGGCTGCGTGTATGTGGAGCTTGACGAACGGATAATGATCCCAGGCGGTCGACTCCTGAAGAAAACGCAATTTGACGTCGTGTACGGCGGTCATCAGTTCGCAATGTCGTTCGACGGCAGCAAACCGACCATGTCCGCCTGGGAAGCCTTCACGGTCAACAGGGCTGTGCGGTTCCCCAAGGTGCAGCGGACGTGCTTCAAGCCTATGTCACCATCCGGTGTCATCATCGGGGAAGCGGTCAACATCTATCATTGTGAAGAAATTCGGACGATCGAAGGTGACCCCGCTCCATTCTTAGATTTGCTCCGTCGACTCCTGCCTAATCCGCGCGATCGGGAAATATTGCTTTCGTGGATGGCGGCGCTTGTTCAGTACCAAGGTAAGAAATTCTTTTGGTCACCGGTCCTGCAGGGTACGAAGGGTAACGGCAAGAGCACGATAGGCGAGGTACTGTCTTACGCGATCGGTGACCGCTACTCGTGGACGCCTGAAGCCGAATCCATCACCAAGCAATTCAATCCGTTCCTGGGGAACCGCATTTTCATCAACGTTGAAGAAATTCACATGTTCGCGAAAATGGAAATGCTCGAAAAGCTGAAGAACTATATCACCGGCAAGAAGGTGGAAATTGAAAAGAAGGGTATCGATGCAGGTATGAACCGCGACTATTGCGCCAATTGGTTTTTCTGCACCAATCACAAAGACGCAATTATCAAGGAACGCGACGACCGCCGCTTTTCGATCTTCTACACAGCGCAACAGTCGCGGGAAGATATGGAACGCGACGGCATGTTGACGGACAACTATTTCCCGCGCCTGTGGAATTGGCTGGAGGCGGAAGGTTTCGCGATCATGCGTCACTATCTGCTGAATTACCGGATCTCAGACGAATTCAACCCTGCAACCACATGCATGATTGCGCCGCGCACGTCGAGCACAGACGAAGCCGTTGGCGAAAGCTACGGCATTGCGGAACAGTACGTCATTGAAGCGATCGAAAGCGATGTACCCGGCTTCCGTGGCGGCTGGCTTTCGTCATGGGCGGTCACGAACCTCCTGCAGTCCAATCATCTGAAGCGCGCTCCGCGTAAGATTGCATCGATCTGCGAATCCCTCGGCTATGTCGCCGTGGGCAAGGCAACCACGACAATCATGCAAGAGGGGAACACCCGCCCGACATTGTACGCTAAGCCTGGGGTGACAATTCCTTACGACGTCGCACAGAACTACGTTGCCCCGGCTATGCGCTCGGTCGGCTAATGTGCCGATTGTCCCGGTGACATATCGTGATTGTACCCGGTTAACCGTTCGGCGCGCCCGAGATTGATTTCTATTAACGATTGCGGCAATCTTCGGCTTTCTCCAGGGGGAACCGATGAAAGCCGCTCTATTGTTTTTGATGACCGCGACCGCCGCGACGGCAGCGCCGGGTGACTGGAATTTTCAGAAGGCCGCGCAAATGATGGTTGACCGGCAATATTGCGGCATCAACTACGACACAAGCGAGCTAAGCAACGAAATCACGAAAGGCGCGCTTGCGCGGGGCGTCCAGGTCGGTGACGGCGCGAACATAGCCGCTAACATGGCAGTGGCTTTGACGACAAAGATTGAATCGAGCGTTGGAACGGCGGCTTACTGCCAGACGCGGCGTTAAGACCGGCCCGTTATCTTAGCGTGAATTATCCAGGCAACCGCCATGCGGGCCGGTGCCGGAACTTGTCCGGTCTTCATCCAATAATTTACCTGCGCTTGATCGACCCCGAGCGCTTTCCCGTACTTCATCACGAGCGCGGGCGCGATCGGATGTAAGCCAATCTTCGCGGCTCGTAGCGCCATATCGAAGTAGGGCGGGCGTTGCTTCGCACCGGATAACCATCCGTCCACGGTCTCGGGCGATACCCTCAGATGCATAATCAGTTCGTCGCGAGTAAGCCCGTGGGTATTCAGCGCGGGGCGTGTGGTTGCGACCGCCGACGATGCCATTTTTAAAGCAGTGGACAT